GGCCGGAGCGGGCGCCAGCACCTGGAGTGCCCGGGATGATATAGTTATTGACTCAGATGATCGCGCGGGCATCACTATTCTTACGCCCGGAGGCAGCGGTGACACTGCGGCCTATGTGATGGGATCAGTAGGAGATAATCAGGAAGCAGCATTTGAATTGGATTCTAATTCGGGACATGCTAGCGTTGGAACGAAAACGGTCGGATTGGTATTTTATCTGCGATCGGGCAATGGTGTTGCAACCCTTACTCTCGACGAAAACCAACACGTCACAGCTTCTAATAATCTGGTTGTAACAGACGCTATTCTTGTCGGTCCGTCAGCACCGTTCCCGGAGCTTTCTGCTGGCGTTGTTTCTGGTTCAGCTGGGCTTTCTGGTTCACACGCTAAGATTAATGGCGTGGTATCCGGCGGAGTATTCCTGGGAGACGGGTCGGGATTGACCGGCCTCGACGCCTTCCCGTTCAGTGGCGCAGTGGCGCAGATGACCGGTACGCTGGTTATAACGGGGTCTGACGCTAGCTATCGCGGCGCCCTTCTAACAGTTAAGACAGATTCAATCTCTGATGTTTTCGTGGTCTCGGACACTCTTCTTTCGTCTTCGTTGAGTTCTTCGGCTTTGGTTCATGTAGGTGATAAGCTTCAAATTGGCCAAACATGTGTAGCTAGCGGATATTTGTCCACCGTTGCCGGCGGTAAACAGAACGAAGCCACACAAGATTACGCTGCAGTAGTTGGCGGTCTTGATAATACTGCAACCAATACTTACTCCTTTGTTGGCGGCGGCGCATTAAACAACTCAACGGCCACAATGGCGGGTATCGTTGCGGGATATAACAGCGATGCTACCGGTGATCGCTCATTCATTGGGGGTGGCAACGCAAATACCAATGCAGGAAGTAATAGCAGCATTGGGGGCGGAGATGGAAACAAGGTAAACGCCAGCGATGCATTTATTGGCGCGGGCACCGATAACCATAACCGGGGCGTCTATGGATTTATAGGCGCAGGATATCAGAATGTTGTTTCTCAAAACTATGCCATGGTTGTAGGAGGCCAGTATAATACAGCCTCTAACTATTATGCTTTTGTTGGCGGCGGCGCATCAAATGTTGTTTCCGGAAGGTATTCTTCGATCCCCAGTGGCGAGTTAAACACTGTCTCTCAGAATCATGCAAACATATGCGGAGGTAAGTTTAACCTAGCCTCGGCCCATTACACGTCCATATTGGGAGGGTTGTACAACACGGCCAGCGCTGAGCGCGCAGCAGTTATAGGAGGCTCAGGCTCAACGGTCTCAGGCCGAGGTTCGATAGCGGTAGGCTCTACCCTAACAGTTGCCGAGAACAATCGGGTGGTACTGGGAAGCTCCGAAACCGATGGTGACGCATATACTCTAATTCTCTCTGGCACTACGCATGTGCACAGTGTCCTGTCTGCTTCGGCTGGACTTACCGGCTCTGCTTTCGCGACCGATGGGCTTATAACGGCAGGAAATATATCTGCGTCTGTCAATGTTTCCGCCTCGGCTTTGTGGACGGCAATATATTTAAGCTCTTCTGATGGACATCTTCGTCTAGACTCCGGCCACGGCAATATTAATCTTGCGCACGGGGGAAGCACAAAAACCATAATCAACCAGGCGACTTATGCTCCAGATGTACAATTTGATGTAACTGCCGGTCATATTGGATTTGCCCCCATGGCCGGCGGAGGCAAAGTGAGCGTAACGGGCTCGCTGTCCGCCTCGGCCGGCATTACCGGTTCTACTTTTCTAACTGACGGACCTGTAGCGGCCAGCGTTCTTACCGCTTCGGCTGGAATTTCTGGTTCACATGCCAAGATCAATGGTGTGGTTTCGGGCGCAGTCTTTTTGGGCGATGGCTCAAACTTGACCGGCATCACCGCCGACAACTTCATTCAAATTTTTAGCGAAGTTAGCAGCACCCGTGCATGCACTACAAGCTCTATTGGAATTGGTCACACCGCGGGAACCTCACCGCAGGCCCTGTTATACCTCACCGCTTCAGATGCACTGGGTCACGACAACCAGCCCTATTTCTATATTGACTCTGTAAACCTAAGTAGGCCGCCGATGTGGGTTACCGCATCGTCCTATGCTACTTCGCGAATGCCGCTTGTTGGTATTGGAACAAAGACCCCTACCTATACTTTAACGGTGGAAGGTGGCATTTCTGGATCAACCATAAGATCGACAACAATAACAGGCAGCACTTTGATGGGGGGTACCTACGCCGGCGGTTTGAGTTTATCAGGCTCCAGGGTTATGGTCACAGGTAGCCTCCTTCCGGTAAGTGTATCTGCGTCTCTCAATGTTTCGGCCTCTTCCTTTTATGGCGCCCACTTATTTCTAGGGAGAGACGGCGGAAGTTATCCTGAAGTTAAAAGCCCCGATTCAGCTCTTTATTTGAACGGCGACGGCGGCATCATCTTACGCGACGACACCGTCGCTTACGCTCAGTTCAAGAGCGGCAGTACCGATGGCGTACAAACATTCGAAATATGGAGCGACATGGTCTCGAAGCCCATATCCTTTAATGCCACCTATTTCGGAGGGATCCAACATACACAACTTTTCCTAGATATGACCAATAGAATTTCAACATTCTCGGGCTCTGTGAGGATTCACGATGATAACTCTTCGATGGCAGGACTCACAGTTACAGGGAGCACCCGGCTCAGTGGTTCTTTTGCGGGCGGCTATCGTCGTATTACAACCGACTATGAAGTTAAAGACCATCTAGTATACAACTATATTATTGGCGTGTCGGGAGCGCTAAACAGTCAGATAAATATTATTCTCCCAAGTGCATCGGCGACAGATCCAGGTCACATACTAATCATTAAAGATGAATTTGCCCCGACGCGCACTGAACAATATGCGATCACGGCCAGCGTATCGTCCAGTACAGATTTGGTAGACGGCGAAAGCGCATATTATATTTATGGCACCATGGGAGCGATTACACTTTATTCAGACGGCATAGATAAATGGTTTGTAGTGTAGGCGATTTGAGGACATGGAAATCAGATGGCATATAACGTTTTATCAGGAACAGTTGGCGCGGCTTCGAATACGGGTAGCCTTATCTATGGCACCTTTGTTGGCGATGGCTCTTCATTAATAAGCACCCCGGGCCCGAATGCAGTAGTTGCAGATTCGGCCGCCGACAATAGAGTAATAACTTTTACTTCCACGGACGGGAGCACCGTTCAGGGCGAAGAAAATTTAACATTTGATGGTACTGTACTTACAGTAACGGGACAACTAACCGCTAGTGTTGGTATTACAGGCTCGTCGATTAAAGTAGACGGGGTAGTCTCCGGCGGAGTATTCCTGGGCGATGGTTCGGGTTTAACGGGTGTTCAGACAGGGGGCTCTAGCGGCGGTATATTTACAGAGATTAATGGCTCTACTGCTTATACCACCAGCAGTGTTAAGATCGGCGCTTCTGGCACGCCAGCCGCAAATTTACATGTCAGCGGAAACTACTCTACGCCGGCGGCTTATTTAAGCGGTGGCGTTAGATTTCGTCGGCGCGCAGTTAGCGGAGCCTATACTGCATCAGCAGGCGATTATTTTTTAGGAGTGGACACTTCAGCAGCAGTATCAATATCCTTAGATGCCACCTCTTTCGCTGATGGACAAGTGCTGGTTATAAAAGACGAAGCAGGAAGCGCCAGTACAAATGTTATAACGCTTACTGCTGCTGTGGCTCAAACCATTGATGTAGATTATCGTTCGGTAGTTATTGAGTCTCCCTTCGGCGCGGTAAATCTTTATACGGATAGTACCAACTGGTTTATTTTCTAGTATTAATAGCTATTTAAAAATTTAATGGTGTTTTAATCAGAATAAAAGCGGCTTTTTCTTCGTTGAGAAGCTATATGTTATGAGGAAACTCATATAACTAAACAGCCTAATGCATTGCATTTATATATTTGTGGAGGGTATAACTAATGGCTTATAAATTTCAAACAGGCGCCACAATACTTTCAGGAAGTATTACTGGCTCGCAAACAATTACGGCCGACAATGGCTTTATCGGTGATGGATCTGCATTGCAGGGAGTTACCGGATCCGGCGGAATCACAGGCGGTATTTTCAGCGGTTCTATCCGAGTAGCCAGACTAGAGGTCGACAGCACTGCTGACTATATTGATGTGTCGACCGATCTACAGATTGTTGCTGCAGCCGATGTTGCAATCAACGCTGGCGGCGGCAATGTTAAGCCTTCTGCAAATGATGGCTCTGCACTTGGAGTTAGTGGAACCGGCTGGTCCGATCTGTTCTTGGCCGACGGAGCTGTGATCAATGTTAATGCCGGCAACTCTACCCTTACAGGTGGTAGTGCCCTCTGGCAGTCAAATGTAGCCCTCCAGGCCACTAGACTAAGAATTGATTCAGCTAGTGATTATATTGATGTTGATACCGATCTCATCGCCAAGGCGGCCGCCGATATCGTTCTTTCTGCATCCGGTGGTAATGTTAAACCAGGAGCAAACGACGAGTCTGCCCTTGGTGTGTCTGCTACCGCTTGGTCTGACTTGTTCTTGGCTTCCGGCGGCGTGATCAACTGGGACGAGGGGGATGTTACTCTAACTCATGCTTCAAACGCGCTTACCATCGCGGGCGGCTCCCTTAGTGTTAATGGCGGTGTTACTCTTGGAGGCAGTGGCGCCGATACTGTATCCGTGGAGGGTATCATGAGCTTTGATAATGGCTACTACGGCAACGTTAAAGTGACCGGCTCTACTACCGGTATTGTGTCGGCTGGAGACTTTATGATTCTTTGCAGCGGGTCGGCTGCCATGAATTTAAGATTGCCAGTGATTAGCTCTATGGGGTACAATGGTACGATACTGCACATTAAACGAGCTCGCGGCGAGGGCACGTTGGGGATGCAACATAATGTGACGATTAGCGGCTCTGGTAATAATACCATCGACGGTGATTCTTCCATTATTCTTGAATCCGATAACGCTTCGGTAACACTTATAGGTAGCGGCAGCGTATGGAACGTCTATTAAGATAAGAATAGCTTTCTTTAAAGATAATAGCTTTAAGGGCGGGTATCACAAGATACCCGCCCTTTTTCTATTTGAGATTCTACTTATAAAAGAATGGCTTATAAATTCCAATCAGGTGCTACAATACTAACAGGTAGTATTACCGGCTCCTCAACTCTTACTGCGGGCGACATCTATAACAGAGGAGACGCCCAGGGTAATACATATCTAGACTGGGACGAAGACTACCTGGGGGTGGTGACCGCGGGAAATAATGTTTTAGTTGTGAGCGGGTCTACGGTAGGTATTGGTACAGCAAGTCCCGATTATACTCTTGATGTAGCTGGCGCTGTGGGCATCGACAGCTACATCTATCACAATGGAGATGCCGACACTTACCTAAAGTTCACGGGCAATGAAGTTAATATAGTTGCTGGTGCAAAGTCAATGATCACGCTTGATTATAATAATAACAGCAGCGACAAGATTATATTAAATAATACTAACGCGGACATTGATGTCCAGATAATGGCAGACAATGGTGAAGCAGTTTTACATGCTGATGCAGGTACAAATAGGGTCGGCATCGGTCAGACGTCGCCCACCTCCACTTTTGAAATTAGCGGATCGCAGGCCGGAAACTATGCCCAGTCCACCGGAAACCTCACATTTAATGAAACTCATTATATAGTAGACTATACGGGCAATGGAGATGCCACGTTCACCCTCCCAGACGTCAGTGGAATTACGGGAAGGGTATATCATATTTTATGTCACAATCAGTCGGGGGAGGACGTTAACCTTACTGTTACCGGATCTGGCGGAGAATTCCAGTCCCCCAGTTTTGAGTCGGGTGATCAAACCTCAATCCGCCTCGGCGGTAATACTCCACAGAGCATCACAGTGGTGAGCACTGGCGGTAATTGGTTTGTTCTTAATGATAACAGGTCCCAGCAGGAAGGCTAAACAGCTTAGGAGTTCAAAATGGCAATAAATGGCGCATATGTCTGCGATATAAAATCAGATCAAACGATCAAGGGCAAGAAAACATTTATTAAAGAAGTGGTAGCCCCTGCGTTTGTTTTAGAAGAAGGAACGAAAATAACAAAAACAAAAGATGGAGCTGTCAGTGTTAATGGCCGCTTGCAAGCTCACAAGTTTGAGGGCGACGCGTCCGGTTTAAAGAACTTTTCCGTCAAGAACATGAATACGGATGAGATCGAGGCATCTATCGCCATAAATGGATTAGATTATCTTTTGGTACAAAAGATTTTAGATGGAGAAGGGGAACTAAAGAAAATAAAAATCAATGATTTGTTAACCTTGATACCTTCCAAGAATGGCAGCCTCTTCAACTTTATTAACAACGGGACGAACAAGGGAGAAGGCGCCGAAGTATTTAAAAGACGGCATTCTTCCGGGCGTTCTCAAACTTTATATTTTAGAACATTAGCTGCCGGCCCAAACATAGAATTGGTTCAAAACGAAAACGAAATCGACATAAATTTGAAGGACAATATTGTTGTATCAGGGATCAGTGCCGTTGAAAGTTTGACAGTCCCGTGTAAAAATATCGACAAAGTTAAAAACCCTATTGATGGGATGATTATATATGATGAGAGAAATAAGCGGTTTTGTGGCCGCGCCGGCGGCAAGTGGGTACCCCTTCACAGCCTATAAAAAACTGCTTTTATCGATACTTATCACTATTTATTTGTGAACACGTGTGAGATCAGGAGTAAATTTATGTCTTCATTGTTAGAACAGGCCATTGTAGACGCTTCGGCGCTCAAGGAAGCAGCGCTTAAGAATGCCGAAAGCGCAGTGCTAGAGAAATATTCTGGAGAGGTAAAAAGTGCCCTGGATACTTTATTAGAACAGGATATGGGTATGCCCATGCCGATGCCAGCAGCAGCCCCGGTAGGTGTTGCGCCCGATACTTCTTTTATTGACGATGTACCCCTAGCTCATGAAGATTCGAGCCTGGGTGGTCCTGAAGATGAAGAAGTAATTGAAATCGATTTTGATGATTTGAGGGCGCGCCTTCATGCCGAAGAGGAAGAGGGAATTGAACCCCTCCCTTCTGAGATGATGGGCTCAGAGGAGACAGCTGAAGAAATATTCGGCGCTGAGGAGGTTCCTGCTGGAGCAGAGCCACTCCCCGAAGTAGAACCTTTGGCAGAAGATATTGAAATTTCTGATGAACTTTTAGATGCCATCGCAGAAGAGCTCACTGTCGACGTGTCGGCCCAGCTAGGTGGCTGGGCCCCCGTAGCGAGCGGGCTCACAACCCCACATGTTAAAGAAATGGAAGCTGAAGAGGCTGCTGTTGCAGCGCAATCAGAAGAAGCTACCGAAGAAGAAGAAAAATATGTGGAACTTTATGAATCACAACTAACTAACCTCCAAAGAGAGGTTGGTGGTTTGAGATCTTTGCTTGGAGAAGCAAAAGATCAATTAAATATTTTGATATTAGAAAACGCCAAACTTCTATATCAAAACAAGGCTTTGAATAGCGCCTCCTTGAATGAGCGACAAAAAGAAAAGATTGTCGAAGCTGTTCGTAACGCCAGTTCAGTAGAAGAGACGAAGATGTTGTTTGAAACGCTTCAAAGCGCAGTGGGCGGTCATAGGACTCGCCGTATAGAATCACTTCGCGAAGCTGTTAGTCGACCAACCACTTCGATGCTTCTAAGTTCAAACAGAAGCAGAGACGCTTCTACTACTGTTGATCCAAATATGGATCGAATGTTACGTTTGGCAGGTTTAAAACAATAAAACATATTAGGAGGTTATATAAAAAATGTCTATTGTACAAAAGTTAACCGAAGGTATTATTAATCGTGACCTAGCTAAGGATGGTGCGGCTCTTGTCTCCAAGTGGGAAAAGACGGGCCTCCTTGAGGGTCTCGAAGGTGATAGTCTTCGAAACGGAATGGCCAGCTTGCTTGAAAACCAAGCCAAAGAGCTACTCCGTGAGTCTTCCACCATGAGTGGTGGAGACGTTGAGGGTTTCGCAGCTGTTGCGTTTCCCCTGGTTCGTCGTGTATTCGGCAACCTAATTGCTAATGATCTAGTTAGCGTCCAGCCGATGAGTCTGCCTAGCGGCCTCATCTTCTTCCTTGACTTTACGGTCTCGCAGGAGATTGGTGACGGCGCAGGCCTCAATAATGGTCGACTAGGCTATCCTACTGCATCTTCTCTCTTCGGAGGCAATGTAGTTGGTAGCGAACTCACCGGTGGTGTTGATCTATCGGGCGTGTGGGCCGAACGTGGTCCTTACGGGATGAACAACGGCTATGCGTCGCCGACTGGCTCTACGGATATTACGTTGAAGGCTATTAATTATGCCGCCTCGCAGACCGCCGGTTGTCTTTTCCTGACAGGAACTGTTGGTGGTTCGAACGTCGATCTTAACAGGTCGGTCATGTTCGATGCAGATCTGTCCGGCGCTGTTGTCGCTGTTGTCCAGCTTCCGCAGGCTCAGTTGACGAGCTCCGGCGGAGGTACATTAAATTTTGATGATCTGGTCACAGTCAACTTCAACCTTTACCGGGACACTGCTGTTACCGCTGGTGGTTTTGCCAGAACGGCGGGATTCTCGGGCTCCCAGGTGCGTCGACTGACTCACTTCTCGGGCTCTGATCGTAACAACGATATCCTGTTGGTGTTCTCAGCCTCGTCTGGAGTCAATGCCGAACGCCTAGCGAACTCCCTAACGGGGGCAGACGGCGCCGGAACAGGTCTTGGTTGGAAAGTCACGATGCCGCTTGAAGACAACTTCAACGCGGGCGGAGCGATTGGTTCAGTTATTGGTGCTACACCTTGGGGCTTGGAAAACAACAAGAACATCCCCGAGATCGACATCAAGGTTGATTCGATTGCCGTTACGGCAGTCACCAAGAAGCTCAAGGCCAAGTGGACCCCAGAGTTGGGACAGGATCTTAATGCCTATCACAACCTGGATGCCGAGGTCGAGCTTACTCAGATTCTATCTGAGCAGATTGCTCTTGAAATTGATCGTGAGATCCTAGAAGATCTTATCGTGGGTGCAACTGGTGCTATTCGGTACTGGTCACGCGCACCTGGTCGATTCCTTGATCGCACTAACGGTAAGGAAGTGGGAGCCTCTACGGTTACCCCCGACTTCACCGGTAATGTGAGTGAGTGGTATGAAACCCTTATTGAGACTATTAATGACGTCTCAGCCGTAATCCACCGTAAGACTCTACGGGGTGGTGCTAACTTCATCGTCTGCGGACCTGAAGTTGCTAATATCCTTGAGTTCACGGCTGGTTTCCGTGCCAACGTTGCTGTTGACAGCGACAAGGGCACTGCTGGCGCCGTCAAGGTTGGTTCTCTGTCTAAGAAGTGGGACGTTTTTGTCGATCCTTACTTCTTGCGGAACATCGTCCTGGTCGGTCGTAAGGGAAGTAGCTTCCTAGAGAGCGGATATGTTTACGCTCCCTACGTGCCGCTGCAGACCACGCCTACCATTTTCGGAGTAGAGGACTTCGTGCCCCGTAAGGGAGTCATGACTCGCTACGCCAAGAAGATGGTGCGCCCAGACATGTATGGCCTGGTGGTCATTAGTGATCTGAACATCGGTTAGTATAAACCGTTCGTTTACGGGTAAATAATATTGAAAGCCTCGGCTCCTAGAGCCGGGGCTTTCTATTTATGATAGTGGCACTACTTAACATTGAGGGTAAGACATGGCAGTTCCCGTTTTAAAACCAGCTTCGACAACCAATACAAACGTGTTGGGTGTGACCGGATCATATAAGAATGTGGCCGCGGCTCTTCCGTTTGGCATCTATGCGGGATCCTCAGACTTCCTTTCCGGCGCTGCAGACCAAGTAGCGTTCACTTATAAGAAGCTAGGTGGCGATGTTTTAGATATTGAGCTAGCAGAAGGAAACGTTTACGCCGCCTATGAAGAAGCGGTTTTAGAATATTCTTACATAGTTAATATTCATCAATCCAAAAACTCTCTTTCTAGTTTTTTGGGCCACACTACAGCATCTTTTGATCAAGACGGAGAAATTAAATCTGGAGACACCCTCTCGGGATCTCAGATTGAACTAAGGTATCCAAAATTTGACTATGGATACATCCGACGTACCGCTGACAGGATGATTACCGAAACCGGCCTGGGAGGCACCCAGAACATATATTCGGGCTCCTTTCCGAGCGTCGCCAATCAGCAGGATTATGATCTCCAAAATATTATATCTTCCTCGGCAGCTACAGATACGGCTGTTCCTTATTACGGGAAGGTGGGGAATAAAAGAATTATTATTCGTAGAGTCTATTATAAGTCACCCGGCGCCATGTGGCGATTTTATGGGTATTATGGCGGCTTCAGCGTTGTGGGAAACCTCAGAACCTATGGCCAATATGCAGATGATTCTACGTTTGATATTGTACCAGTTTGGCAGAACAAGCTACAAGCTATGGCCTACGAGGACGCCCTTAATACAAGGGTTTCTCACTGGTCGTATGAAATAAAAAACAACAAGATGCGCATTTATCCGAAGCCCACGGCCGCCAGTCCAAATAGGTTCTGGTTTCAGTTTACTGTTGAGGAAAACCCATGGGAAGAGTCCGCTTCGGATAGACTTTCTGGAGTAGAAGGGATTAACAATATGAACACATTACCGTTCAAAAATATTGCCTATGTAAGTATTAACTCTATTGGCAAGCAGTGGATCCGACGCTTTGCATTGGCTTTGGCCAAAGAGATGCTTGGGCAGATACGAGGCAAATTTGCGACGATCCCAATCCCGGGCGAGTCGGTTACCTTAAACGCGTCCGACCTGCTGGCTCAAGCAAAAGCCGAACAAGATGCCTTACGAGAAGAGCTTAAAGCAACGTTTGATGAGCTTACGTATGTCAAGCTTGCCGAGACAGACGGCCTAATAGGGGATAATGCGGAAAAAGTATTGGGCGATATACCAACCGGCATCTATGTAGGGTAGTTAGATGGGTAACCCGAACGATAAATGGACTCAGCCAGCGGCTCCTCCCCCTCCCATGTTTTTTGGGAAGAAAGAGCGCGATCTTGTCAAACAAGTTAATGATGAATTAGCGGAACGTGTTATAGGCCAAACCATAGTCTATTATCCTGTTGACATCGACAAAACAAACTTTCATCCTCTGTATGGAGAAAGCGTTAATAAAGTATGCTTGCCTCCTGTTCGAGTATACGCCTATGTACAAGTAGAGAACGAGCAAACAAACGATAAATATTCGTATGAATACAAGACCAAGCTGTCGGTTCATTTTCACTATAAGAGATTAACCGCCGATCAAAATTTAAATGTTCGCGCAGGAGATTTCGTCCAGTATGGCGATGTTTTTTATGAAATCATGAGGCTGTATGATGATACCCGATACTACTTTGGACAGGTATATCATCAGTTTCAAGTAAGTGCCGAATGCCGAAAGGCAAGAAGGGGGAATTTCCGTGTCACCGCGTAGTCAATCCATACAAACTCAAGAAGAGATCGAGAATCCGAAACAAAATACTTGGACTGGTGTTAAAGATCCTTCTATTATCCAAGAAATAGAGATGATGCCGTCCACTCTTGAAACCATAGACTTTGCGGTTTATGATTTTTTGAATGATAGGCTAGACTTATCAACCACCAGCAACGATGGGTTTAAAAAAGTGCCCATTATATGGGCCTCCACTGAGCGCTCTTTCCAGATTAAAGCAAATAAAAACCTGAGAGATAGAGATGAGACGCTTATTTTTCCTGCCATCACCCTCGAACGAAAAGGGGCCACTAAAGATATTACTAAGCGTGCTATTCCGTACGCTAACATTCCTCCCAGTAAAGACTATCCCGCTTATCGGGGGGGCACCATAACAATAGCGAGGCGCATCAATCAGAAAAAGACTGCTGAGTTTCAAAACAATATATCTCTTCGAAGATATAGCGGCGGCGTGAGGTCTATTGGGAAAGGCCAGCCAACATTTCCCGGGATTGTTGATAAAAAGACAGTTTATGAAACTATAACCATTCCGTTGCCGGTGTGGGTGTCGGTAAAGTATGAAATCAGCCTACGAACCGAATACCAGCAGCAAATGAACGATCTAATAACACCTCTATTGCGACAAGGGGGAATGAATAGCATGCCTCGTCGCCTAGAGAGAGATGGACATAAGTTTGAGGCTTTTATTGCGGGGAGTTTTGTTAATAATTCCAACAGTAACGGGCTGCAAATGGAGCCTAGAAATTATGAAACCATTGTGAGTCTGGACGTGCTCGGATATTTAATTGGCGACGGCCCCAATGATGATCGGCCCAAAGTGGTTATTAGAGAAAACGCAGTAGAAGTTAAAATTCCTCGGGAGCATGTTATCTTGGGGGACATAGATGAATATCTAGACGATCGTGGGTTTTACAGAGAATAGTAATAATAGTTGGACTTTGCTGCATCACTTTACTATTTACTTAAAGAAAACTTGCAGAAAATTAAGTATTTAGTTTTTGATAAAAAAGGAGAAGCCATATAATGCCTGTTGATAGATTTAGATTTGTTTCGCCGGGTGTTTTCATTAAT